CGGCCTCCTTGCTCTTGAGGTGCTTGACGCCGCCGTAGACGCGCGCCTTCTCCCACGGAGCGTCGATGGTCGCGGTGACGCCGAAGGCCTTCGAGGTGACCTGCTCGGCGAGGGTCTTGCGGACGCTGTTCGCGACCGCCTCTTCGATCTGTGCGGTATCCATGTTGTCGTTCTCCATCTCGGCGGCGGCGGGCTTCACCACCACATCGAGGCTTTCGGGGTCGATGGCCATTCCGGCCTCGTCGACGATCATGTAGTTCTCGAGGATGAGCTTCTTCTGGGCGACAAGCCCGGGCTCTCCCTTGATCTTCGCGGCGCGCTCAAGCGCAGCCGTGAAGTCGCTGGTGTTCATGGTCTTCATGTCACAACTCCCGTTGTGGACGGTCATCTTTCCTTACCGAACAAGGGAGGCTTGCAGGCGACTCGCCGTAGGCTCGACCCGGACGGATCAGAGATAGATGCGGCCCTGCGCGCGAGCGATCTCGCGGCGCACGACCTCGTCTACATCAATCGGACGGGCCGCGTCCTTGGTTGAGGGCACGGGGACGGACACCGTCACGACCGTGCGCTTCGGCGCGTCGATGCCGAACCACTTCTTCGCAGCGACGGGCGACATCATGCCCTTCTTCACCGCGGTGATGAGCGCGTCTGGGTTCGCCTGCAACGGCGCGAGGCTGACCTCGAGCAGCTTCCAGCGAGAGTACACAGTGTGCACGCGGTCGCCGTACTTCTTGCGGTCGATCTCCGTCGCGCGGCGGACGCCGCCGTCCTCGGGGACATAGCCGACACTGACAGCGTTGACGATGCCCTGTCCGACGAGCGCCGCCGCGACCTCGGGGAAGAACTCGCCGCCGTAGCCGTCCGGACGCTGCGCGAAGGTGAAGTCCCCGACGATCGTGGACTCCTTGCGCTTGAGGCCGTTGCAGCGTCCGACAGGCTGCGCGTAGTCGTGGTTCCAGAAGAGCGTCGGGTTCTTCTCGAACTCGACCGAGTTCATGCCCTGCGGGATCAGAACCTCGCCGTCGCGGTCGAGCGTCTCCGCGGTGATGACCGCGGCGAAGCCCTTGGCGGTTCCCTTGAGTTCAGCCGTGAGCGCCTTGCGCGTGATCGTGTTCATGTGGTTCCTCGCTCCTGCGCCTCGCGCTGCCTGCGCGCTTCCTCGATTCGCGCCATGATCTGCTCGTCCGACTCGCCCGGGCGGAACTCCTCGCCGACCTCGGGAAGCATCGAGCAGCGGCAGTTCGGGTGGAGCGGAGGCCCGTCGACATCCTCGTAGTCGAGGACCATGGACTTCTGGTTGCCGTCAGCGTCCGGCACGCCGAGGACGACATCGCCCTTCTTGAAGAACGAATCGCCGACGCCGACAGGCTTCTCGCCGAACTGCTTGGCGACCGCCTCGCAGAACTCGCAGGGATCTGGCGCTAGCAGCCAGGTCTTGCCCGTGACGATGCCCGTCGAGGTCCACGCCTCGATCTCGGCGGTTCGCGCGGCGCGCATGGCCTCGGTGCGCGCGATGGTCGTCGCGCGGCTCCACGACCCGTCCTCGTCCTTCTGAGACGCGGCCCAGTCCTGCACGCGGGTCGCCAACTGGTCGATCGACTCGCCTTGCTCAAGCCCCTGCCCGAGCACCTCGCGCACGCGCACCGACTGCGTCTCGGTTACGCCGGCGGCGGTGCGCCGCGACAGCCTCACGGACTCCGTCTCCGCGTACCTCGCGAGGTCTTCGCGCTCGGCCTCGAAGTCGACGGTCGGGGCGATCTTCGTGACGGTGTCGAGACCGATGTCGACTCCCGTTGCGATGGCCTCGCGGATGTACGGCGAGAGCGCATCGACCAGCGCGGCCTGATAGGCGCGTTGCCGAAGCAGTCGTTCAGCCTGCGCGATGAGCTGGCGCGTCGGTCGCTCGGCCTTCGCGAGCGCGTCGAGCAGATCGGCAACTTGCTTGTCGAACACGCGCGACACCTTGGCCGCGGCCTCAGACTCGGCTTTGCCGATCTTGTCTGCTTCCTTCTCGGCGCTCTTCACCTTGAGCCACGCGCCCAAGTCGCTGGCGTGCTTGCCGACGAACTCGGACTGCTTGACGGTCTTGCGCGAGGCGCAGCCGCAGCCGCAGGACTTCTTCGCGCGCGCGCGGTCGAACTCCTCGACCTTGGCCTTGGCCCACGACCAGCCATCGTCGCCGCCCCAGCCGTTCCACGCCTGCCAGCCCTTGCCCTGATCGTCCCAAGTCTCGCCCTGCTTGTCGGACTGATGGCGCTCGAAGTACGCGACCATCCGGCGGATGGTGTCCTCGCTCAGGTTCGCGCGGTTCGCGAGGTCGCGCGCCCTGGCGATTCCGATCTCTGTCATGCCGCGCTCGGACTCGGGCTTCGTCTCGCGGACCTCAAGTGCGCGCCGCGCGTTCTGCGCGACCGACCCGGGCGGCTTCGTGTCGATGTCCGACACGGCCTTTCCGATCGACTCCTCGAGACCCTTGCCGCTGCACATCGAGTACGCGATCGCGACCGCCTGATCCTGCTCGTAGCCCTCGTCCAGCAGCTTCGGGATCTTCGCGCTGACGCAGTCGCCGAGCGCGTCCTTCGTCTCGATCGACTTCGTCTCGGTGTCCGTAGCCGTCCCGAATGTCAGCGCGGCGTCTTGACGCGGCTGCGCTGCCGTCTGCGCGGGCGCGTCAGGGATCGGATCGAACATGGCGCGGATCTGCTCGGACGCGATCGCCGGGAACGCAGATGCCGCGATCGCAATCGCGGTGTCCTTCGGCAACTGGCCTACACCGACAGCCGTCGCGAGGTCTACAAGGCTCGTCACCTGCGCGCCATTCAGGGCGGTATCTGCGATCGCCTCTCCTGCGGGCGGCGCGGATGGCGCAGTCGTGGGCTGCTGCGGACGTGTGCCGATGGCGAACGGCGACGCCGCCGGCGCGGGCGCGCCGCCGAGCGGCTGACCGCCGATCAGCAGCCGATCCGCGTTCGGGTCGCCAGACTTCTCGAGACCCTCCATCTCGCGCGCTTCGTTCGCCGTCAGGATGCCGCCTTGCACATACGACAGGCGCTTGTTCGTCTCCTGCACCTCGTCGGCCTTGACGGGGTTGTCGTAGGCGAGGAACGCGTCTTCCTCGATGCCGAACAGCGGAAGGAGCGACTGGTTCAGCACCTCCTCGTCCATGCGGAGCATCGGAAGGACCGTCGTCTCCTTCCACGAAGCGAAGCCGACCGTCGCGCTCGCGAGGTTCGGGTCGTTCGCGCGAAGCATCGACACGGGAACGCCGAACACCGCGGCGATCTCCTCGACCACCTCGTCGCGCCCCTGCAAGTCCTTCGGCGGGAACTGAAGCGGCTTCAGGTCGATGTCGCCAGTGACGGCGAGGAACTTGCCCGTCTTCTTCGTGCCGCGGAGCTTGTTCTCCACCTCCGCGCTGAACCTGTCGAGCTCCTCCTCGCTCGCGTTGCCCTTCGCGACGACGAGGTAGTCGGGCCGCGACTTGTTCTGGAAGAAGAAGTAGTCCATCTCGTGCAGCGCGACATTGGATGTCACAGCGCCCCACGCGGCCTCGACCTTGCCGAGTCCGTAGTACATGTCGCCGGGGTTCGGCAGCTTGAACTGGATGATCTCCTCGGGCGCGAAGTCGACCTTCTGCGGCTCGGTCGCGCCGTAGCGGTAGCCGCGGATGAACGGCTCGCCGCGGCGCGGGTCGCCCGGCACGATCTCGACCCACTGGCTCGGCAGCGTCCACAACTGCACGGGAACATCGGTCGCGTTACTGATCACGGGGTGCAGGTATGCGTTGCCCGTGAGTTCGGTGTACAGCACGCGCAGGACGGTCGCGTCGAAGCCGTTCTGGTACGGGTTGACCTTCGACAGGAGTTCCAGGACCGGATGGTTCTCGGTGACGATCTCGTAGTCGTCGCCGAACTCCGCGGCCTTGGTCATCGCGTGACGCGACGGGAGTTGCGAGAGGTCGCCGGCAAGGTACGCCTTCGTGCGGCGTCCCGTCCTGCGCGTGTTCCAGAGCCGCTTCGCGCCGTCGCGGCGGCGCACATAGAGGCGCAGCGGCTGCGATGCGACGGCGATCGCGTTGAGCCGCGCGGCGGCGTAGACCCACGAACGGCAGTGCGCGACCGCTGCGGCGTGGCTGAAGTCGGGGCGCTTCACATCGCGACCGAGCAGGCTCGCGGCGCTGCCGACCAGCACCTTCGAGGGATTGTCGTTGAGGAACGCCTTGAGCCTAGAGATCAGGGTCATATGACTCTCGTAATCAGCGGCCTTCGCGACCGCCGCGCGTGGACGGCAAGCGCGAGCGCGCACACGCCGTCATCGTGTCCCGCCGTCGCCTCGTAGGAGACGCTCCTCCCCGAGTATCGGTATCCGAAGCCCTCGAGTTCCGACCGCAGCCAGCCTTCCGGGAAGCGGATGTCGCGCGTCTGAACGGCGATCTGCAATCCCTCCATCAGTTGCTGCTTGCTCTGCGAGGTGAACTTGAAGCCCTCCGCGCGCCGGCAGACGCGGCGCACATCCTCGACAATTGGATCGCCGACGCCAGTCGAGTCGATCTGCGCGGGCTTGT